AAAATCTAAAGAAGAAATTAAAACAGCAATGGAAACATTTGCTACGGAAAACACTAAAGCAATTGAAGCGGCTACTACTGAGGTAAAAGATGCTTTATTGGTTCAGATTGAGGAGTTAAAGACAAAAGCAGAGGAAACTCAAAAACACGCTGACGCTTTAGACGTTAAAATGCAAGACCAAAAGAAAGGTCTTAAAGTAACTAATGATCCAGTAAAGGAAATTATTACAAAGGATTTTGATAAAATCAAAACAGTTGTAAAAAGCGGTAAGGTTTATTTAGAAACTAAAGCAGTTGGAAATATGACGTTAGGTGCAAACTTAACAGGAGACCAACCGAGAACGTTTAGTAATGAGGTTGCAACGTTACCTATGCAAATACTTAATTTTTCTGACTTGATTGGAACTATTAATATTGGTAATGGTACTTATACTTTCCCACGTAGAACAACAAGCGAGGGTGCTGCCGCTACACAAGTAGAGGGATCGGATAAAGGACAAATTGATTACGATTTATCTATGATAGATGTAAACACCGACTTTATTGCTGGTTTTTGTGTTTATTCAAGAAAAATGGCTAACAACTTACCTTTCCTAGAAAGTTTCTTACCAGGAGAGTTAAGACGTTCTTATTTTGATGCTGAAAATAGTGTATTTAACACAGCTTTAGCGGCTGGAGCAACTGCATCTACTCAAATTATCACGGGTAAAAATAAGATTGAAATGTTAATGAATGAGGTTGCTACTTTAGCTGGCTCTAACTGGTCTACTGACGGTATTGTATTAAGTCCAGCAGATTATAACAGCATTTTACAAACTGAGGTTTCAACTGGCGCTGGATATGGTTTACCTGGGGTGGTTACTTTAATTAATGGACGTTTAGCGATTAATGGTATTCCATTATTCCAAGCTAATTTCTTAGCAGCTAACAAATATTATGTTGGTAACTGGTCTCAAATTAAAAAGGTTGTAACTGAGGGATTATCTTTACAGTTTAGTACTGAGGATGAGGATAACTTTAGAAAGAACAATATTACTGCAAGAATTGAAGCACAAGTTGGTTTAGCGATACACCGACCAGACTCAATGATTTACGGAGACTTTACGGCAGTATAAATCTTTAAATTATGAAAGTAGTAAAAGATTTCTTTTGTATTATAGAACGTAAAACCTATAAAGTAGGAGACGATTACAAAGGTAAAAGAAAGGATTTAGGACACGTTTTAGAAGCACCGAAAAAAAAGGCGGCATCTAATAACAAGAAATAAGTCTTTTGATTGTTAATTTTAAGCCCTACCTTTAAATGGGTGGGGCTTTTTTAAATATAGATTATGATATTAGTTACTAACTTATTTCGTGAAAAATCCGAAAACTTTAAGATTTACAGACCAGGAAGTAAAATAGCTCATTTCTCAAAAAAGAGAGAGGACGAACTTATTAAAAAGAAATACGCTTTAAGGGTTGTAGAAAAAGAGAAAGTAGAGAGCAAACCTAAACGCAGTAAAAAAGAAAAATAATGGCTTATATTGACGTAATACCTTTAGAGGATGCAAAAGTTTATTTAAGAGTAGACGACACTTTAACAGAGGACGACAACTCTATAACTAGAATGATTAATGCTGCTTTAGAATATGTAGAGGATTGGACTAATATTTTGGTTTATGATAGAACTAAAAACTATATATCACAAAATGGGTGTTGTACTGTTTACGATGCACCTATTAACTCAGTAGTTACACCAGCAAGCGCAGACGACTACACGCAAACAATTAAGCACGGTTATAGTGTTTTTGATGTAAGCAGTACTTTAACAGAAATAGAGTTAAATGTTGGGTATCAAAACGTTTCAGACATACCTCAAAGCATTATAGATTGTGCTTATGAAATTATTGATTTGATGTATTATTCACATGAGACAGGAAAAACAATAGAAAAAGATTTAAGCGAGTTATCTAAAAACATACTTAACAAAAACAAAAGATTTGTATTTTGAGCGCAAGAAGATTTAGAAAAAGAATAGAAGTTTGGCAAACATTAGAGGTTGCAGATGGTTATGGAGGCTTTACAGTTTCAGAGCAACTAATAACCACGACATGGGCGGATTTAAAAACTATTGACTCAAAAAAACAAAATACCGATTTTGGCGTTAATACAAATCAATTAGCGGTCATGTGTACCGTTAGAAAAAGAAACGATTTTTATTATAACACCCTTAACCAATTTATAAAATACGCTGGGAATAAATATACAATTATAAGTTTTCCAGAAAACAAAAACTTTGATAATTCATTTATAACATTTATAGCGGTTAAAGAAGATGTTAAAGCGGTTAATATAATTACTCCTATTGACTCAGCGAGTATTTATACTAATTATGAGGCTAGAGTAACTCCAAACGGTGGAACTGGGTTAGCGCAAGGATGCCAGACTAATTTTATACAAGACCTAATAGAGTTATGAGTAAGAGTAAGCTAAATCTTGAAATAAAAGGAATAGACGCTATAATTAAGAAGCTAAAAACCTATGGAGAACACGCTGAAAACATTGTAGAGATACATACAAGGGTAGCTGCAGAAGATATAACTGCGGACGCTAAGAGATTAACTCCAAGAGACGACGGAGACTTAGTAAAAAGCATACATAATTATAAAATAAATAAACTTACTTACGGCATAGTAGCTGGTATGCCTTACGCAGCTTATCAAGAGTTTGGAACTGGCGGACTTGTTGAAGTACCAAAAGAATTAAGAGCATTAGCAATACAATTTAAAGGCAAAGGAGTAAAAAAGATAAATTTAAAACCGCAACCTTTTTTATATCCAGCATTAGTATTAAATAGACAATATTATAAGGAGGATTTACTAAAAGAATGAAAGAAAATACAGGGATAAGATGAATTTAGACGATAACACAAAAATATACGATTTTGATACAGAGGTAGCAAGAGGTAATGTAAGAAACGCGACCACATGGAATAAATGGGGTTACAATAATGATATAGACACAGGCACAGAGGAAATAATAGCGTCTTGGGGTGGTGCATGGTCTCCACCAACAACAGCCGAAACAATAGATTTTGTTTCTACCGATGCAAATGATACAAGCGGAGGAACTGGTTTAAATTCTATTGTAATTTATGGTATTGATGAAGATAGAACTAGCATAATAGAGGTGTTAACATTAGATGGTTTAACACCAGTTACAACAACAAACACTTATTTCGGAATAAATAGGGTTGCTCCTTTTTTATGTGGCAGTAGTAAATCAAATGAGGGTAAAATAACAGGAGACCAAACAACGTCTGGAATTATAGTCGCTGAAATGCCAATAGGCGAAACAGTGACGCAACAAGCTATTTTTTATATTGATGCTGGAAACACTTTTTTAACATCTAGTTTATATATTAATGTATTGAAAATTTCTGGAGGAGGTACTCCAGTAGTGACTATTAAAGGTTATGTTTATAGCTCAGTTGCTAACGCAAACATTCAAATATTTAGAACTAAAATAGATACCGGAGTAGAAAACTCTGTTTATATTGAAGCACCAGAGCTTTTTCCTATTACTGAAAGCTCTGTTTTATATTTTACAGCAACAACAGACACTAATAACACAAGTGTAGATTTAAGATTTAACGGGAAATTAGTTCAAAACATACCAGTTTAAAATAAAAAAATGGATAAGAATTTACCAGACAAATGGGTTCGCAAAGCAATAAGCGACGTTTTAAATAACTTAAACGTAGATGGCGAAATTATAAAGTGTTTTGATACTAGGGTAACTGGTTCTTATACTCCAGACAAATATATTTTAATGACTACTCAAACAAACTCAGTAGATAAAGCTAATAAATGCGAATGGAGATGGGAAAGTTCTATTTTGTTAGATTTCTTTACAAAGTATGATAGGTCTGGTAATACAGGTAGTAGGTTAGAATTAGATAATATTTTAGATGAAGCAAGAGAACAATTAAATACATTGTCTTTAGATGTTTTAAGTGGTTTAACAATAGTAACACAAACACAAAACTACCCTAACGATATAACAAGCGTAACTGATAACGAAATAGTTAATAGGAAATTTCTAAGGTTAGAATTGCTAATTAATTAATTTTGTATATTTACGGTAAGATATTTTTTTTAATTTAAAACAATAAGTATGTCAACAACAATTAAAGGTGACGCACTTGTCTTATATGTACATGACGGTACAGAATATGAGCCAATTGCTTGTTTAACAAGTAACACCTTATCAACTGCAACAAACATTATAGAAAGTCAAACAAAATGCGATCCAGGCGAAGTAATTAGACAGGCTGGAAGTTTCTCTTACGAGTTAGGTTTTGAGGGTGAGTATATAGAAAATGAGGCTAGTAAACTATCTCATGATGGAATTTTAACTATTGTAAACACAGCAACACAAGCTACGTCTACATGGAGAATGGACACAGGACAAACTGGAACTCCTTATTATTATGGTACTGGTATTTTTACAGATACAGAGTTGAGTGCTGACGCTGGAGACGAGTTAGCAACATTTAGCGGAACTATACAAGGTAGTGGTTTAATATTAACAACAGACCCAATAGTATAAAAACATGAGTACATTAAAATTAACAATTGACAAAAAAGAGTATAATTTTACTTTAGGATTAGGATTTTTAGGAGAGGTTTTAGATGAATTAGATTTAGATATTACACAATTAATCTCTAAATATGATAAAAACCCTTTTAAATACGTGCCTATTTTAGTTTATCATAGTGCGAAATATTCAAACGAGTTAGACAATAAAGAGGTGAATTTTACACTAAAAGACATTATACGAGGTATTGAAAACGACGGAGCTTTAACAGACAAAAACACCTCAATAATTAAGTTTAATGAGGCTTTTGTAAGGAGTTTGACAAAGGACGTGCCAGTAGAGGAAATAGAGGTAAACGACGCTAAAGAAGTTGTAGCCGAAAAAAAGTAGATTGGGCGTCTGATGTTATTAGTGTAGCTTTAGGAGAGTTAAAATGCCCGTCCTTAGATTATGTTTATCGTATGACATGGGCGGAATTTAGAATAAGGTTACACGCTTATAACAGACTTGATAAAAAAGAGTGGTATAAAGTACGTGAGATTGCCTGGAATAGTTTAATTTCTTTTAATGTAGACCCTAAAAAGTTACCTAAGAGTAAAGAGAAATTTATACCTTTAGAAAACAAAAGGAAACACGACCCTCATAAAGAGTTAAGGAGAAAACGAATAGCAGAAGTCCAAAGGATTTACGCAGAGGCAAAGAAAAAACAAAATGGCTAACGACTTAGAAATTAAAATTGGAGCGTCGGTAACAGACTTAAAGAGTGCATTAAATAAAGCTGGTAACGATGTAAAAAATTTCGCTGACAAAACAAAAGAGGCTGTTGGTAGTAATGAAACGTTAGGCAAATCCTCAACTAATGCAGCTGGAAATATAAGAAATCTTACTGGAGCTTTAAAAGGTTCAAGCGCATCTATGGGGGATGTCGCTGAGGCTGGGTTAGATGTTGTAGACGAGTTAGGGAGTGTTTCTAGTGCTACTGGAGCTTTAAGCGGTGCTTTAACGGCTGGGTTAGCAGTTGCATTATTAACAGCCGCAGTATCCTTAACTAAATACGCATTTCGTTTAAGTGATGCAGCGGTAAACGCTGAAAAACTAAGAGCTGCAACAAAGAAACTTATTGGCTCGGCTCAAAGTGAAATAACTACTTATAATGCTTTGCTAAAAGTTGCTAAAGATGAAACTAGAAGTAAAGAAGAAAGGGTAAGAGCTTTAGCAAAAGTAAACGAAAAATCTGGAAAATATATAGGTAATTTAAGTCTTGAAAGTTTAAAGAGTGGAGAGGCTACAAAAGCAACCGATAAATATAGCGAGGCTTTATTACAACAAGCTAAAATAAAAGGGTTACAAAGTAGATTAAGCGACCTTTACGCTAAACAATTTGACATAGAGACGAGGTCAATAGAGGAAAATACAACATGGTATGAAAAAGCCGCATCGTCATTAGCTGGTTATGCAACTGGGCAAGGCAATTTAACAGCGGCATCTTATTTAGCAACACAAGGCGCAAAAAATCAAGCTAACGAATTAAAGAACGTAAACGACCAAATTATAAAATTAACAGGGTCTTTAGGTACTTTAATAAGTGATGATGTTTCTACAAAAGGAATATTTACAAGTCCTAAAGCACAACAAAAAGAGTTAGAACAAATAAGAGCGCATAGCCAAAATGTTTTAGGAGCTATGTTAGAGGCTAAAGGTTTAATAGAACCGATAGCACAAGGAATACAAGACAACCTAACTTTAGCGCCTACACCTGAAAAACTAACTTTAGCACAAGAAAGATTTGGTGCAATGTTAACAATGTTGCAAGATTTTAATAGTCAAGCAGCTAATTTAGTTTCAGACTCTTTAGCTAGTACTTTTGGAAATATAGGAGATGCAATAGGCGGTGCATTGGCAAACGGAGGCAATGTATTAAGTGCTGCTGGAGGTGCGTTATTGTCTGGAATAGGTAAGTTTTTAGGGCAATTAGGAGGAATGATGATAAAATACGGTGTTGCGGCTTTGTTGTACTCACAAGCATCAAAAGCACTTTTAAATCCTATTACCGCAGCACCAGCGGCTGGGGCATTGATAGCAGCGGGGATAGCTCTTAAAGCGGTTGGAGGGTTAATTGGAGGAGCTATAAAAACTGGTGGTTCGTCTGGCGGTGGTGGAGGTAGCGTCGGTGGTGGAGGTTCAGATTATGGAAGTTCAACACCAAGAAGTAACACAAACTCTGGAGGAGGTGGTTTTAGTGGTGGAACGGTAGTATTTGAGATTGCTGGTCAAAAGTTAATAGGTGTTTTAAGTAATACTTTAGAAAGAAATAGAGCTTTAGGAGGTTCATTAAATCTAACAGGATCATAATGGCGATAAAGTATTTTTTGCAATATAACGATGTTGAAAATATAGTACATAGGCTAGAAATTGATGACTCTACTTATACAGGAGACGAAATAGAAGTTTTTGGAACTATAACTTTAGATTATGCCGAAACTGATAAAACGTTAGAGGCAATAAGAGGAAATGGATTAAGAGTAGATTTAGAAGCCTCAGAGGACAGAAAGTTTACAGAGCTTTTTACAAGTGCCGAAATGACCTACCAGGTTAATTATCAAAGAAACTCAGAGGTATTATTTAGAGGTTGGATAAATCCAGAAGGTTACTATGAAAGTTTTGTGGCAGATAAATGGTATGTTTCTATTGATTGCGTA